TCGACCCCCCCGACCACCTCGACCGCCGAGGCCGGCCCGCCGGCCCGCGTCCCCGGCCACCGCACCCGCCGGCCGCCGGCCCGCGCCGCCGCCGGCCGGCCGGCTCGCCGGCCCGCCCGGTTTTTCCTCGGCCGCCACGCGGCGGCGAGGCTTCGCTCGCCGGATCTCTCCCCCCGCCGCCCGGAATTGCAATTACCGGATTGCAATTGCCGCGCGTGAATTGCGGCACCGAATTATGGCGCGGAATTCACCAATTCCGGCCGGGCGCTATTCTTGGGCCATGGGCGACTACGGAACCAGGTTCACCAAGGCCGAGCTTGAGCAGATCGCGGCGGAGAACGCCACGAGCACGCCCGAGGACGAGACGGCCGAGTGGACCGTCAACGAGACCGCCCCCGGCGAGTTCACCCGCGAGCTGGCCGAGCAGATCCGCGAGGAGTCGGAGCGGACGAGGGACGACCCGTACCCGCCCGGCACGCAGTGGACCCGGCCGAACGCCCCCGGGTCAACGGATCGTTTACGGCCGGGGCGCGCGGTGGGCGCGGCTAACCCGCTGTGGGGGAAGCGCGGCAACACCCGCGCGTGGGCGCGGCTGCGGGCTCACTACGAGGCGTGGTTCCCGCTGCCGTGCTGGCGGTGCGGGCGGCTGATCCGGCCGGGCGAGGCGTGGGTGCTGGGGCACCTCGACGACAGGTGGCGCGGGGGAGGGGACGACCGCCTGGCGCCTGAGCACAACGCCTGCTCGCTGAAGTCGGCCGGGGCGGCGTCGGCGGCGGCGCGGCGGGCGCGGCGGGCTGCGGCGGCGGCGGGCCGGCCGGTGCCCGCCTCGGCGGCGACGGCGCGGACGAGGCAGGCGCGGGCGCGGCGTGCGGCCCGGTACGGCCCGTCGCGGGAGTGGTGAGGACGAGGCAGACTTGTGACCATGCGGAGCACTGACGAGTGGCTGGCCGGCCTCGAAGACGGCCGCGCCGAGGCGCGGGACGCGGCCGAGCTGCGCGCGGTCGGCGAGGCGCTGGTCGCGGCCGACGAGGACGGGCTGGCGTCGGCGGTGGCTGCCGCGCGGGACGCCGGGCGGAGCTGGACTGAGATCGCGAACGTGCTGGGCACCAGCCGGCGGGCGGCCCGGCAGCGGTTCGCGCCGCGTTTACACGCCGTCGACTGAACGGCCTGCGGGCTAAGATCGTTTACACGCTGTCAAGCTGCGATTACGATTGCGGGCAGCATGGGTTCGCGTCCGACGTGGGGAATCGGCCCTCCGCCGCCCGGGGCTGCGGCGTGGCCCCGCCTCATGACGCGCCGTCACCCGCTCGCGCGGGGCACGTACGGCATCGAGTGCGCGAGCTGGGCGCAGGCGCAGCGGATGCACTCCAAGCCCTCGGCGGGCGCCCGGTGGTGGCAGCGGCTGGTGCTCGCGCGGGCGCTTGAGCACGACGCGGCGGGGCGGCTGCTGTGGCCGGTGGTGATCATCAGCGGGCCGCGCCAGGTGGGCAAGAGCTGGCTTGAGCGGATGCTGTGCGCGTGGCGGATCAGGCAGGCGGACCGCTTCGGCGGCGAGGAGCAGGCGCTGCTGCACGTGGCGCACAAGCTGGTGGCGGCGCAGGAGGTGTGGCGCCCGGCGGCGCGCTGGTCGGCGGGGCTCGGCGACACGGTGCGGTGGGCGAACGGGGAGCAGGCGATCGAGCGGCCCGACGGGTCGCGGTGGCTTTTGCAGGCCGCGAACGACGGGACGGGCGTCGCGTTCAGCCTGTCGATGGCGCTGATCGACGAGGGGTGGCGGATCGCCCGGTCGGTGTACGACGAGGCGATCGAGCCGACGCTGGCCGAGGCGGAGTCGCCGCAGACGTACCTGATATCGACCGCCGGCACGGCCGCGTCGGACCTGATGGCGACGTACCGCGCGAAGGGCATCGAGCAGCTCGCCGCGCCGCGCGACGTGCTGCTGATCGAGTGGAGCGCGCCGCCCGGCCCCGACGTGGACATCGACGACCCGGCGGTGCAGCGGGCGTGCCAGCCGCACTGGGACGCGAGGCGCGAGGCGTGGATCGCGCGCAAGCGCGAGCAGGCGGGGGAGCGGGCGTTCCGGCAGCAGGCCCTGAACCAGTGGGTGCCGTCGCTGACCCCGCCGGCGCTGCCGCCGGGCACGTACGGGGCGGCGGTGACGCGGGCGGCGCCGTCGGGGAGCATCGCGTTCGGGGCGGAGGTCGCCGAGGACCACAGCCGCGCGGTGATCGTCGCGGTGGGCTCGAACGGCGTCGCGGAGATCGTCGAGGAGCGCGAGCAGGCCGGGTGGGTGACGGGGCGGCTCGCCGACCTCGCCGCCGGGCACGGCGCGGCGGCGGCGGCCGTCGACGGGTCCGGCCCGGCGCGCGGCACCGCCGCCGAGCTGAAGCTGGCCGAGGGGCTGCCGTTCATCGCGCTGAACGCCGGGGAGATGGCGTCCGCGTCGGGGCAGGTCTACGACGCGCTGACCGCGCGGCCCCCGGCGCTGCTGCTGCGCGACCACCCGTCATGGGAGGCCGCGGTCGACACCGCGCGGCGCCGCAAGGTGGGCGGGGCGTGGGCGTGGACGCGCGACGAGCTGACGCTGCCGGCGGTCACGGCCGCGTGGTGGGCGCTGGCGCACGCGCCCGAGCCCGCCGACGAGCCCGAGGTGTTCGCGTGAGCGACGAGCCGTTCCGCCTCGACGGCGCCGCGAAGCCGGGGAAGCCGTTCCCGTTCACGTTCGCCGGCGCCGCGTACGTGCTGCCCGCCGTGGCGGCGTGGCCGGTCACCGCGATGGGCGACGCGATGGCGGGCCGGCTCGCCGAGGCCCTCGCGCAGCTCCTGGGGGAGGAGGCCGCCGCGCGGCTCACCGACGACGGGCTCACCGTGGGCCACATGGCGGCCCTGTTCGAGCAGGCGAGCAAGGCGGCGGGAGGCGGGGACGATGCAGGTTGAGTCGCGGCAGGCGATCGGCCGGGGGCGCCAGGTGTGGGGGCCGGGGCGGGACGTGGGCGCGCCGTCGGTGCGGGTGCTGACCGCCACCGACGGCCGCGACATGCTCGTCAACGACCCCGACGGGTGGGAGGTCGACCAGCCGTGGCTGTGGTGGCAGGGGCCGGCCGGGAAAGACGGCACCGGGGTGCCGCTGGGGAACCCGCCGCCGGGGGCGGGGGCGCCGTGGCGGCTGCCGGCGGCCGTGACGCGGTGCACGAACCTGATCTGCGACACCCTCGCCGGGCTGCCGTGGCAGGTGCGGCGCGACCTTGAGCGGCTGCCCACGCCGGCGTGGATCGAGGACCCGCAGATGCTCCGCGCCGACGCGCGGATCGACGGCGGCCCGGTGCCCGCGACGCGCCGCTCGTACGTGGAGTTCCGCTCGTACCTGATGAAGTCGGTGCTGTGGCGCGGCGAGGGCATGATCTACGTTCCGGTCCGCAACGAGGACGGGTCGCCGTCGCCGCCGCTGTTCCAGCTCAACCCGGACATGATCGGCGAGGAGGACGGCCGCTACTTCGTGAAGGGCGGCAACCCCGTCTCGCCGCACCTCGGCGACTACTACCGGCCGGGGGCGATGGAGCCCGAGTACGAGTTCGGGCCGCGCGAGCTGATCGTGGTGCGCGGGATGCTCGACGACGGGCCGCGCGGCCTCGGCGTGATGGGCGCCCACTTCTGGGAGCTGGCGCTGGCAGGGCTCATCCCCGAGTTCGCGTCCAACATGCTGCGCCGGGGCGTCCCCAACGGGTACCTGAAGGTCAGCTCGCCGAACCTCACCGAGCCCAAGGCGCGCGACCTGCAGCGGGCGTGGATGCGGTCGCACGGCGGGGTCAACAAGCGCATCGCGGTGCTCAACGCCACCACCGACTTCCACGCGCTGGCGATGGACGCGAACGCTCTGCAGCTCGCGCAGATGCGCGACTACGCGACGCAGGACATCGCGCTGATCTTCGGGGTGCCGCCGTACATGGTGGGGATCGCCGGGGCGGGCACCCGCGACACCTACGCGAACGTGGAGTCGCGGATGATCGAGTTCGCCGAGTTCACGCTGCTGCCGTGGGCGCGGCGGCTGGAGGCGACCCACTCGGCCGAGCTGCCGCGCGGGACCGGCATGAAGGTCAACATGGACGGGCTGCGCCGCGCGGACACGAAAACCCGCTACGAGGCGCACCAGATCGCGCTCGGCGGCGGCGGCGGGCCGGCGTTCCTGACCGTCGACGAGGTCCGCGAGATCGAGGACCGCCCGCCGCTGACCGACGAGCAGAAGGCAGAGATGGGGATCGGCGCCGCGCCGGCGGCGCCCGCCCTGCCGGCAGCGCCGGAGATTCCGGGGCTGCGGGTCGTGGAAGGAGGCCCGTCATGATCGGGAACGGGGAGACCGCGCTGGTGGCCGTCGAGGTCCGCAGCGCCGACGAGGCGCGCCGCGAGGCCGTGATGGTGGTGTGCCGCTACGGGGAGACGACCGACCGGCTGCCGCGCCGGGAGCGGTTCATGCCGGGGGCGTTCACCCGCAGCGTGGCCGAGCGGGGGCTGCGCGTGCCGTTCACGACGGCGCACACCGGGGGGACCGGCACGGTCGACAAGGCGACGATGATCGCCCGCGCGGCGTCGTGGGAGGCCGGCGACGCCGAGCTGCGCGCGCGGCTGAAGTTCTTCGACACGCCCGACGGGTGGGAGGCGTTCTGCGACGCCCGCGACGGGAAGCTCGACGCCGGGTCGGTGGGGTTCCGGCCGGTCGAGGAGCGGACCGCCGCCGACGGCACCCGCGAGATCACCGAGGCGATGCTGCACCACGTGGCGCTGCTGTGCCGCGCCGAGGTGCTGCCCGCCTACGACGCGCCGACGCTGCTGGAGGTGCGGGCCGCGTCCGACGCGGCGACCGTGGCCGGGCTGCTGGCGGTGAAGTGGGACGCGGCGCTGGCGGAGCGGTCGGCGATCGCGGAGCTTGCGCGCGGCGCCGCGAGCGGCACACAATAGCCACGGAGCGTTTACACGTCGCGACTGTGCGTGCCCCGCCGGCGGCGTAGCGCTTTACCGCCGGGCCCGTGCGTGCCCCGCCGCCGGCGACAACCCCATCTAGGCCGCGCCCGTGCGTGCCCCGCCGGCGGCCGTTCCCTTGTATGCGCCGCGCCTGTGCGTGCCCCGCCGGCGGCGCGATCTTCCGATCGCGCCCGGGGAGGGCACATGGCTGCGAAGACAGTGAACGTCTACCTGAAGACCAAGATCGAGGAGCGCCAGGCGCAGGCGTCGGTGCTCGAAAAGCTCCAGAGCACCGCCGCAGGGGCGGCCCGGGACCTGACCGAGGACGAGCGCAAGACGTTCGACGGCATCGTCGAGCGGCTCAAGTTCCTCGACGCCGAGATCGGCCGGATCACCGAGGCCGAGACGGGCGCCGCGAAGTTCGTGGAGGTGTACGGGGCGCACCAGTCCGCGCTCGCCCGCGCCGAGGCCGACCGGGCCGCGCGCGAGGAACAGGCGGCGCGGCGGACCCCCGAGGAGCGGGCGGCGGTCAAGAGCTGGGGCACCCGGTTCACCGAGTCGGAGGAGTTCCGCAACTACAACAAGCACGGGTCGTCGGGCTCGTTCACCATCACCGGGGACTTCCTCGGCGTGGAGGAGCGCCAGGCGTTCAGCTTCGGCCAGGGGCAGAACATCATGGCCTCCAACATGGAGGGGCTGCAGCCGATGATCTGGGGCGGCCCCACCGAGGCCGCGTTCCGGACCCCGCTGTTCGACGTGATCGGCCGGGTGCCGACCACGATGGGCTCGGTCGAGTACATGTACTGGGAGCCCGGCGACGAGGACAACATGGCCTCGGAGGTGCCCGAGGGCGAGATGAAGCCCGAGGCGGCCCTCGCCGGCGAGATCAAGGCCGTGCCGATCAGCACGTACGCGTGGTGGAAGGGCATCACGCGCCAGGCCCTCGACGACATCCCGCAGATACGGACCATCGTCGACTCGTTCCTGCGCCGGGGCGTCATCCGCAAGATCAACTACGAGGCCGGCCGGGAGCTGACCTCCGACGCGAACATCCCCGGCCTCGACGGGGCGGGCACCGAGCTGCTCGCCGTGATCCGGGCGGGCATCGCCTACGTCGACACCGCCGGGTTCGGCGTGAACGCGGTGCTGCTCAACCCCATGGACTGGGCCGCGATGGACATGGAGATGCTGCGGCTGACCGGGGCGGGCATGAATATCCAGAACGCGTTCTGGGGGCTGGCCCCGGTGGCGCTGCCGAACCTGCCGAGCGGCACCGCCTACGTCGGGGACTTTAACGAGGCCGTGACGTTCTTCGACCGGCAGCAGACGCAGGTGCTGATCACCGACTCGCACGCTGAGTACTTCCTGCGCAACAAGATGGTGATCCTCGCCGAGGCGCGCGGCCGGGTGGCCGTGACCAACGCGGCGGCGGTCGTCAAGTGCACGGGCGACGTGCCGCAGCTCGGCGTCGGCGCCCCCGGCAACGGCGGCGAGGGCGGCGAGGGGTTCGCCGCGAGGCGGCGCGGCCGTCCGGCCCCGGCCCGCACCGTGAACCTGAGCCCGGGGGAGTAGGGCGTGACCGGCTTCGGCGGGCGCGACCGGCGGACGGGGTGCGACCCCGCGCTGCCGCGCGTGCCCGCCGACCCGCCGACGGTCGACGAGGTGCGCGAGTGGATCGACGTGCCGCGCGTGGAGGTCAGCGACGAGCAGCTAGCGGACGTGCTCGCCGGGGAGCTGCAGGTGCAGGCGGACTTCTGCGACACCGACCCCTACGACGCGGGGCTGCGGATGGCGATGTTCCGGCGCTGCGCGCGGGCCGCCGCCGCGCGCGGGCTGCCGCTGGGCACGCTGCCGGTGCAGATGACCGGCTACCCCGACGCCTACGGGGCGCAGGTGATCCCGCGCCTCGACGCGGAGACCGAGCGGTACGAGGCGGCGCGGCGGGTGATCGCCATTGCCTAGCAGCGCCGAGTTCAAGGTCACCGACCCGCACGCGCCGGCGCGGGCCGCGCGGGACGGCGTGCGGGCGAGGGCGCGCACGCTGGCCGACGACGCCCGCGCCGGGACGCCCGTGCGCACCGGGCGGCTGCGCAGCGGCTGGCGGGTCGGGTCCGGCGGGAACGGCGACAGCCGCGTGGCCAACGACGTGCCCTATGCGCGGTTCGTGGAGTACGGGACGCGGCACAAGGCGCCGGCGGCGATGCTGGGCCGCGCGCTGGCGCGGGCGAGGGCGGCGCAGCGGTGACCGCCCCCGACGTTCCCCTGCGGGTAACGACGGTGCTCCCGCCGGGGACGACGGGCGTGCCGTACCTCGGCGTGCTGACCGCCGAGGGCGGCGCGCCCCCCTACCGCTGGGAGGCCGAGGGGCTGCCGCCGGGGCTGGAGCTGGCCGGCGCGCGCGTCCTGGGCGCCCCGGAGGGGTTCGGCGTTTACACGGTCACGCTCGCGTGCACCGACGCGGCCGGCACCGTCACCGTCGCCGGGGAGCTGCTCGTGGCGGAGGCCGAGGCCGTGCCGCTGCCGCCGGGCGCGGACCCGGCGCTCGCCTACCCGCGCGCCGACGTGGAATGGATCGTTTACACGGCCGTGCGGCACCTCGGCGGGACCGTCGACTGGCTGCTGACCGCCGACGAGCGCGACCCGCGCACGTGGCTGACCGTGTCCAGCGTGCAGGTCGACGTGCGGGCGTCGTCCAAGCGCCTCGCCGCCGAGCGCGCCGACGCGGCGCGGCGGGTCGTCGCGGCGCTGCCGTGGACGTCCGGCGAGGGCGTCGTGGCCGCCGTCGACGTGATCGCCGGCCCGTTCTGGGAGCCGGACCCGTCGACCGGGCAGCCGCGCTACGTGACGCGGTTCGCCGTCACCACCCACCCGCCGCGCCCCGGGGCGGCCGGGGTGCCCGCCGCGCGCGGCCCCGTCGACCCGGTGCTGGCGTTCGCGCGCCCGGCGGTGGAGCTGGCGGTGCGGGACGCGGTGCGCGACCTCGGCGGGACGGTCACGTGGTGCTACGCGGCGGCCGAGGCGCAGCCGCGCGGCTGGCTGAGTTCGGTCAACGTCCAGGTGGACGTGCGGGCCGGCTCGAAATCCGCCGCCTGGCGGCGCGCCGACGCGTGCCGCCGGGCGGTCAGTTCGCTTCCGTGGCGCGCCCAGCCATGGGGGGTAATCGCGAGCGTCGACGTGACCGAGGGGCCGTTCTGGTTCCCCGACCCCGGCGCCCGCTACGTAGCCCGGTACGCGGTGATGTGTCACCCGTCGCGGCCGGCAAGGCAACCAGAGAAGGTGTAAACGGCATGGCAACCGGCGTACTCGACCCGGCCGAGGTGCAGGTAGGCACCGCCAACGGCCCCGGAATCTACCTCGCCCCTCCCGGCACGGAAGGGCCGGCCAACACCACCGACGACTGGCCCGAGCCGTGGTCGGTGCTCGGCTACCTGTCCGACGACGGCCCCACCGTCTCGCAGTCCACCGACAGCGAGGAGATCACCCCGTGGCAGTCCGTCGTGCCGATCCGCACGGTGCTGACCTCGCGCGGCGTGACGCTGCAGTTCACCATGTGGCAGCTCAACGCCGAGACGCTCGCGCTGTACTTCGACACCGACGCGGTCGAGCCCGGCGACGACGGGTCGGTGGAGATGGACATCCGCACCGACAGCCCCCAGCACATCTACGCCGTCGGCATCGACTCCGCCGACGCCGACCGGGTGCTGCGCATCGTGTTCCCCCGCGCGTCGCTGTCGGACGCCGGGGACCTGCAGATCCAGCGCGGCGCGGCCGTGCCGCTCGACGTCACGCTGTCGGCCCTCGACGACGGCGGCCGGCTCGCGAAGATCCTGCTCGGGCCGGGCGGCAGCGCGGCGACCAACCCGGCCGCGCAGAGCGCTGAGGAGTTCCTGCGCGCGAGCCAGGCGGTCGGCGCGCGGCAGGAGCGCGACACCGGGCGCAACGGCAAGCGGCGGGCCGGGCGGACCCCGGCGACCGCGCAGACGGCGGCGGGCGGTGGGTCGTAATGGCAACCCCCGTAAGGGCGGCCGGCAAGGCCGAGGTGTTCGACCTCGACGCCGCGTCCGAGGCCGCGGCAAGCGAGGCCGAGCGCGAGCCGATGACGTTCCGGTTCCACGGCGCCGAGTACGAGATCCCCAACCAGGCCGAGTGGCCCATGGTCGTCGTGCGGGCGTTCGCCGCCGGGGAACTCGACTCCGCGCTTGAGGGGCTCATCGGCGAGGCGGCCCTCAACAAGCTGACCAACGAGGGGCTGACGCTCGGGGAGCTGACGCTGCTGTTCGAGGAGGCGGGAAAGCGGGCCGGAATGGGGGGCCTCCCAAATTCCAGGCCGCAGCCGCCGCGCGGTTCGACCCGGAAGTAGAGGCGGCGCTGCTCGCCGCCTACGGGATCGACACCCTCGACCCGGCCGTGTCCACGCGCCGGGTGCACGTGCTGCTGCGGCAGCTCCCGCCCGGCGCGCGGCGCGGCGGGCAGCGCTGGTCCACCGAGGCCGAGCTGGTCGCCGCCGTCGTCGACCACCTGGCGATGCTGACCTACGTCACGCTCAAGGCCAACGGCGCCAAGAGCGCCAAGAAGCCCGCCCCCGTGCCCCGGCCGGCCGAGGAGCGGGCGTTCGCGCGCGCCGACAGCAGCCGTAAACGGGCCGTTGACGCCGGGCACGCGCCCGGCGGGCTGCCCGGCAGCGGCCCCGCCAAGGCGGGCACGTGGGCCGAGGCGGCTCTCGCGCTCGCCCGGGTGCCCGGGGTGAAGGTGGACGTGCAGCATGGCTAACGGGCAGTACGGCGCCCTGTCGATCCGGGTCACGGCCGACACCAGGCAGATGACCGCGAACATCGCCCGCGACGCCACGCGGGCCGGGGCCGGCGCCGCGCAGGGCATCGGCAGGGAGGTCTCGCGGGGCGTCGCCGGGCTCAAGGGCGTGCTCGGCGCCGTCGGCGAGGCCGCCGCCGTCGGGCTGACCGCCGCGACGGTCGCCGCCGGCGGGTTCGCCGTCGAGGCGTTCAAGACCGCCGCCCGCGCGGGGGAGATGGACGCCACGCTGCGCGCCCTCGCCCAGGCGAACGGGCTGAGCTACGACGCGATGCAGCAGTCGGTCCAGGCGATCCGGGGGCAGGGCATCGAGGCCGGCGTCGCGCAGAACCTCGTCGCGCAGTTCGCCCGCAACCAGCTCGACCTCGGCCAGTCGACCGACCTCGCGCGCGTCGCGCAGGACGCCGCCGTCATCAGCGGCCAGAACTCAAGCGACACCCTCGACCAGCTCATCCACGGCATCACCACCCAGAACAGCCTCGTGCTGCGCAACGCCGGGGTGAACGTGCAGGCCGGGCAGGCGATGGACACCTACGCCGCGTCGATCGGCAAGAGCCGCGCCGAGCTGACCCCGGCCGAGCGCGCCCAGGCCGTCCTCAACGCCGTGATGGAAGCGGGAACCTCCATCGCCGGGTCGTACTCCGCCGCGATGGAGGAGCCCGGCAAGGTGCTGCGGTCCTACCCCCGGCTGTTCGACGACATCCGGCTGTCCATCGGCCGGGGCCTCGTGCAGGGGTTCGGGCCGCTGATCATCAAGGGCTACGAGCTGACCAAGACGTTCGCCGGCGCGCTGGAGCCCGGCGGGAAGCTCGCGCCCGTGATGGACGCGATCGGCGTGGTCGCGACGCGGATCGCCGCCCCGATCGGCGTGGTGATCGACAAGGTGACCGCGTGGGTCAAGGGCCTAGACACGGCGTCGGTGCAGCGGTTCGCCGACGGGCTCAAGTCATGGGGGCCGCTGCTCGCGACCGCCGCCGGCGGGCTCGCCCTGGTGACCTCGCCGCAGATCCTGTCCAACCTGCCGTTCATGGGCAACGCCGTGTCCAACATCGGGCTGGCGTTCACGAAGTCGTTCATCGGGCCGATGACGCAGGGCGGCACCGCCACGACCAGCCTCGGAAAGGCTTTCGAGTTCCTGAAGTCGCCGATGGGCCTCGCCATCGCCGCGTTCGCGCTGCTCATGGCCGTGTCGCCCGAGTTCCGCAAGGCCGTGATGGACCTCGGGAGCGCGATCATGGGCGCCCTCGTCGAGGCGTTTAAACAGATCTGGGCGGCGGTGCAGCCCGTCATCCCGCCGCTGATCGAGCTGGTGCGGGTGATCGGCGGCGCCCTCGCGCAGGTCCTCGTCGCCGTCGCGCCGCTCATCACCGCGCTCGTGCGGGCCGCCGTCTCGCTGCTGCCGGCCGTGCTGCCGCTCATCCCGCCGCTGATCGACCTGACGGTCGCCGTGCTGCGCCCGCTGCTGCCGGTCCTCGTCGCCGTGGCGGGGGCGCTGTCGGCCGTGCTGCAGTGGCTCGCGCCGCTGCTGCCGGTCATCCTCGCCGTCGTCGGCGCCTGGTACGCCTACCAGGCCGCCATGGCCGCCGTGCAGGTCGCCCAGTCGCTGGTCAGCTTCGCCCAGATGATCCCCTTCCTCATCCAGTACGCGCTCGGGATCGAGAGCATCACGATAGCGACCGTCGCGCAGGCCATCGCCTCCAAGATCGCCGCCGCCGCCACCTGGCTGTTCAACGCGGCGCTGACCGCCGCCGGCGGGTGGGTCGGGCTCATCATCATCGCCGTCGCCGCGTTCGTCGCCGGGATCGTGCTGCTGTACCAGAAATGCGAGTGGTTCCGCAACCTCGTGCAGGTCGTGTGGGGCGCGATCAAGGTCGCGATCGACGCCGTCGTCGGCGCCGTCGTGACGCTGTGGCACTGGATCGTGGGCGGCTCGCCGGGGCTGATCCCCGCGTTCCAGCTACTCGCCACCGTGTTCGGGCCGGTCATCGCCGCTATCCGCCTCGGGTTCCAGGGCCTGATACAGCTCGCGCAGTGGGTCACGGCGGGCATCGCGGCGGCGTGGAACTGGCTGTCGGGCGCCGTGACCACGGCGGTCGGGTTCGTGCTGTCGTGGCTGCGCGCCAACTGGCCATTGGTCCTCGGCATCATCGGCGGCCCGATCGCCATGGCCGTCGTGCTCGTCATCCGCTACTGGTCGCAGATACAGGCGGGCACCGCCGCGATCGTGAACGCGATACGCGGGTTCCTCGCCGGGGCGTGGGCCGCGATCCGCAACACCGTGACCTCGATCATGGCCGCGCTGACGAGCGCCGTCGCCGCGTCGTGGACCTGGCTGCGCAACACCACCTCCGCGATCGTCAACGCGATACGCGGGTTCCTCGTCGCCGCGTGGACCGCGATCCGCAACGTGGTGACGGGGATAGCGAACGCGCTGTCGCGGGCCGTCGCCGCCTCCTGGCAGTGGCTGAGCGCGCAGGTCTCCGCGATCGTCAACGGCATACGCGGGTTCCTGTCCGCCGCGTGGACGGCGATCCGGAACATCGTCGCGCAGACCGCGCAGGCCGCCGCCCGCGCCGTCGCCGCCGCGTGGGAGTGGACGCGCGGCGCCACCACCCAGATATGGAACGCCATACGCGGGTTCCTGGCCGGGCTGTGGAACGCGATCCGGGCGATCGTCGCCGCCGCCGTCACGTGGGTGCAGCAGCGCATCGCGCAGGGCTGGAACATCATCCGGGCGGTCACCGCGCAGATCTGGAGCGCGGTCGCCAACGTGATCCGGGGCACCTGGGACGGCATCCGGGGCACCGTGCAGGCCGCCGTCTCGTGGGTGCAGCAGCGCATGGGGCAGGCGTGGGAGGCGATCCGCGTCGCCGCGTCCAACGCGTGGAACGGCATCCTCAACACGATCAAGAACGTATGGGAGCGGCTGAAGGAAGCCGTGCGCGCGCCCGTCGCGTGGGTCGTGTCCAACGTGATCAACAAGCTGATCGGCGGCATCAACGCGCTCGTGACGAAAATCGGCATCCCCGCGATCCCGGCCATCCCCGGGTTCGCCGAGGGCGGCCGGATACCCGGCGGGTGGGGCGGCGGCGACACGCGGCTGATCATGGCCGAGCCGGGGGAGTGGGTGCTGACCAAGCGCCAGGCCAAGGCGATCGGCTACGGCAACCTGCGGGCGCTGCCGCACTTCGCGCAGGGCGGCATGGTCGGCCACGTCCGCCCCGACGCCCCCGAGAGCCTCGGCCCCCAGGCGCGCATCCCCGAGTGGATCAGGGACGTGGGCGGCGCCGTCGCCCGGGTGACCCACATCGACCAGCTCGCCAGCGCCGGCAAGGAACTGTTCGACGACGTGATGGGGATGCTGACCTACGCCGCCGCCGAGCTGTTCAAGGCGCTGACCGCCCCGTTGCGCAAGCTCGCCGAGCCCTACGCGAACGACCCCGTCGTGTTCCCCAAGCAGTGGCTCGGCAAGCTCATGCTCACCGTCATCGACAAGGCCGTCGAGTTCATCACGAGCAAGTCGATGGGGTCCTGCGACGCGGGCGGCCTCGTCGGCGCGATGCAGAAGTACGAAGGCCACAAGTACATTTGGGGCGGGGCGGCGGCGCCGGCGGGCGGGTTCGACTGCAGCTCGTTCGTGAACTACATCGCCGGGCACTACGGCAAGCTGCCGCTTCCGGGCGGGTTCAAAGCGCCGTCGCCGTCGCACGGCCCCAACACCACCATGTGGCTGTCGTTCGGCGGGATGGACCGAATCCCGCTAGGCGGCACCCGCCCCGGGGACGTGGCCGTCAACAGCCATCACATGGGGTTCATCATCGGCCCGAACGGGTCCGGGTTCGCCGCGCGCGGCAAGGACTCCGGGGTGGGCAAGCAGTCGTTCGCGCGCGGCTACACCTACCTGCGGTGGAAGGGCGGCGGCGACGCCACCGCCGCCGGGGACTGCGGGCCGGGCGGGTCGGCGGGCGACGGGCCGCCGGGCAACTTCCCGTCCGGCGTGCGCAACTACGCGGCGATCACCGGGCAGATCGCCCGCCAGCTCGGCGTCCCGCAGTGGACCAACGTCTTCCTGCAGCAGATGCAGTCGGAGTCGAACGGCAACCCGCGCGCCGTCAACAACTGGGACTCCAACGCCCGCCGGGGCACCCCGTCCAAGGGCCTCATGCAGCTCATCGACCCGACGTTCGCCGCCTACGCCGGCCCGTACCGCAACCGGGGTATCTGGGACCCGACGGCGAACATCTTCGCCGCGATCAACTACGCGGTGAAGCGCTACGGCAGCCGCATCCCCCAGGTGCTCGGGCGCGGCCACGGGTACGCGCGCGGCGGCATCATCAACGAGCACGTGGTGGGCATCGGGCAGTCGTCGGGGGAGATCTACCAGATCGCCGAGGCGGGCCGGCCCGAGGCGGTCGTGCCGCTCGGCGGGCGGCGCAACGTCCTCGACGCCGCCGACACGTTTACACGCGGAGGCCGCGGCACCGTGATCAACGTCTACCCGCAGGCCGGGCAGTCCGAGGAGCAGATCGCCGCGTCGGTGGCCCGCCGCATGGCGTGGGCCGAGGCAGGGGGGATGATATGACCGTCCCGGCGGAGGCAGCGCGCGGCTACGGCGGCCCCGGCGCCGAGCGCGACTACGACCGCGACTATGACCGCGCCTACGGCCTGGAGCCGGACCGGCCCGCGCCGCCGCCGCCGCCGGCGCCCGGCCCCCCGCCCGGCCCCCCCGACTGGTCGGCCGGCGGCGGGAAGCTCGTGCCGGTCGTGTGGCACGGCACCGACCTCGACCCCGGGAACGTCGACGCGTGGTTCACCGCGATCGTGGAGAACGTCGAGGGCTGGTACGCCTCCCCGCCGCTGAGCGGCAACAGCGCCGAGCGGGCGCTGGCCGACGGCGGGTTCTACGGGCTGAAGGTGCTCGGGCCGCGCGAGATCACGATCAGCGGGTCGTGCATCGGGCCGCGCGCCGACATCATGGGCTGGCGCGACCGCATCGCCGGGCTCGCCGCCGAGCGGCAGCCGTCCGAGCTGGCGATCACCGACCCGTGGCTCGGCACGACCCGGACCGCGATGGTCCGCGCCGACAGCGACTCGTTCACGCACGAGTTCTTCGGCGGGCGCCGCGCGTGGCGCTACCAGGTGACCGTGCTGGCCGCCGACCCCATCCTGTACGGCACCCCGTGGAAGGAAGCGGTGCTGACCAACCTGTCGGCCACCGAGACCGGCCGCCCCTATGACCGCTTCTACGTGCACCCCCGCGAGGACCAGCCCAACCCGCCCGGCGGGCGCAACGGGTGGGTGTACGAGTCGGACGTGCCCGCGAACTCCGCCGTGCTGCTGACCAACGACGGCAACGTGCCCGCCCCCGTCTACGCCGTGTGGACCGGCGACCTGTCGCCGTCGACGATCACCGACAACGTGACCTCGATCGAGCTGGGCGGCATCGCCGCCGGCGTGCAGGTCGCCGTCGACACCTCGACGCTGGTCGCCGAGGCGCCCGGCGGCGGGAACCGCTCGTCGATGATCGCGCCCGGGTCGCGGCCCATGCTCGTGCCGCCCCGGTCGACGGTGCTGTGGCACCTGTACTCCACCGGGTCCGGGTCCGTGACGCTGCTGTGGCGGGACGCGTGGGCATGATGACCAGCCCCGCCGCCTCCGCCCGCGCCTACCGGCCGCGCCCGGCGCCGCTGCCGGACCAGTGGACGTTCTGGGCGTCGACGGTCGTCGGCGGCGCGAACCTCGGGCTGCTGCGCCCGCACGGCTTCTCCTGCACGTCGCGGCTGTCCGGGTTCGGGTCCGGGCAGGTCACCCTCCCGATGGAGCCCGGCGCCCTCGACGGCGACCGCCTCACGCGCCTGTGGTCCTACAAGATCTGGGCGTACTACGGGACGGCGCCGTACTGGTGCGGGGTGCCGTCCGGCATCGCCGACGACGGCTCTAACTACGTGTCGCTGACGCTGACCGAGCTGAGCGGGTACCTGGCCAAGCGGGTCCTCGACGTGCCCGGCGGCGTCCGCTACAGCCAGGTCGAGCAGACCGAGATCGCGCGGCAGCTCGCCGCGCCCGTCGCCGACGTGGGCGTCGTCCTGGCGGTCGACGCCGGGCCGGGGTTCCCCCGTGACCGCTCGTACGAGTACCTGGAAGGGGAGAACCGCGCGACCCTGCTCGCGAACCTCTCCCAGGTGATCAGCGGCCCCGAGTTCCGCACCGAGTACGACCGCGACCCCGCCGGGCAGCCCCGGTGCACGCTGCGGATCGCCTACCCGCGCGTCGGCGCCAACGCCTACCTGGTGCTGTCGGTGCCCGGCACCGCCGCCGCCTACGGCGCGTCATGGGACGCCGACAACCTCCGCACCCGCACGTTCGCCGTCGGCGACCTCCCCGAGGACGCCCCCGAGGACGCCGTCAAGCCCGTGGTGATCGTCGACCGGCCGCAGGCCGAGCTGCCGCGCCTCGACGTGGTCGACTCGTGGGAGCAGACCTACCTGATATCGACGCTGACCGAGCGCGCCAACACCAGCGCGACGCTCTACGCGCAGCCGGCCCTCGACCTCGGCGCGACCGCCACGACCGCCAACCCCGACCCCACCACCTACCGGGTCGGCGACGACGTGACCGTCCGGCTCGTGACGCCGCTGCTGGAAGGCGGCCTCGACGTGCCGGGGCGCCTCACGCAGGTCGACGTGTCGGCCGGCTCGGGCACCGTGACGTGGACCGTGGCCGTCACGGTCCCGCCGCCGCGCGCCCGCGCCCCGCTCACCGCCCGCCTGACCACGATGAACAGCCGTGTAAACGCGGTGTTCCGCCGCCGCATGGCCCCCGTTTAAACGGATGGAGACAACGACGATGCCCGCACGCACCCGCACCCGGCGCCTCGACCCCGCCATGAGCGCAGGGAAGGACCCCGCGATGACCCCCGAGCCCGCCTCGCCCGTGCCGCCGCTGCCGGGCGGCCTCGGCATCATGAGCGACGCCCTGGAGGGCACCGACCCCGACGGCAACCCGACCGGGCTGCTCATGTGGGGGCAGGCCGGGATCTACAACGGCGTCGACGACCGCGCCGTCATCACCGCCGTGACCGACAACGCGATCGGCGGCATCGTCCGCCCGCCGGGGCTGTCCGCCGGGCCCGGCCTCGCCCTCAACGTCGCCGGCGGGTGGGTCGCCGTCGCCTCGTGCGGCGACGGCACTAACGCCGTGGTGCGCGCCGCGATCACCCACCAGGTGCAGGTCCCCGCCGGGGCGCCCGGCGTCACCCGCCGCGACCTGCTGTGGTGCGACACCTACCCCGACGACGGCCGCTGGGTGCTGCGCGTCATCCGCGAGGCCGAGATGCCAGGCCGGCCGGGGCTGCCGCTCGCCCGCATCACCGTCCCGCCCGGCGCGAACCTCGCCTCGCAGATGACCTTCACCCACGACGTGCACTTCCTGTCGCCCAAGGTCGACTCCGACCCGCGCAGCAACCACGGAACCGGCACCTACACCGACCTGACGCCGCCCTACCCGTTCGCCCTGTACGGCATCCGCCGCGACGCCATGTTCCGGCTCACCGCCTACGGAGTCGTCGACGTGGGCTCGGGCACCGCCGGGCTGCGCTGGCGCATCGGCGGCGCCACCCTCGACTGGACCCCGGCGACCCTCGGCGGCGGCATGGCCAACCGCCTGTTCCACTGGGACGCCACCGCCGTCGTGATCTTCGGGTCCGGGTTCGCCGCCGGCGTCGGGAACACCAAGCTGACCGTCACCGTCTCCCGCGCGTCGGGCCGCGCCGACCCCGGCAGCACCCTGACGGCGACCCGCTACGCCGGGTCGGTCGGCTTCGGTGCCGGCCCGTGGCTGACGTTCGGGCTGCAGGCCGCGTGGCTGTCGGCGATGCCGAACGCCAACATCGTCTGCCAGTCGTCCGCGTTCGAGGCCGTCGGCAAGCCGTGGTGAAAGGGGACACGCAATGACAGACATGATGACCGGCCGGTCGATGTGGGGGCAGGCGTCCCGCTACACCGCGTTCGACGACCGCCTCGCTCTCACCGCGCTCACCGGGGGCCGCGCCGGCATCGCGCGCGCCGCCGCGTTCGGCGAGGCGCCGGGGCCGCTCGACGTCACCATCGACGGCGGGTGGCTCGCGATCGCCGACGCCGGCGACGGCACCGTCATGATCGCCGGCACCCTCGACCCCGGGACGCTGACGCTGCTGCCCGGCGGCGAGGACGGCACCCGCCGCGACCTGATCTACTGCTACGTCATGCCCGACGAGGGCACGTGGTTCGTGAGCGCCGCGCTGGAGGCCGACACCGCCGGGCGCCCCGGCATCGCCCTGGCAACCGTCGACGTCCCCGCCGGGGCGACCAGCGCCGGCCAGATGGTCATCACGCCCCGCCCGGCGGAGTTCGTCATCGAGGGCGCGCGCGGGCCCGCCGGCCCGCCCGGCGCGACCGGGCCGCAGGGAACCGCCGTCAACATCCGGGGGAACCTCGGCAGCACCTCGGAGCTGCCGGCGCAGGGCAACCCCGGCGACGCCTGGCTCATCGACGGGGACCTGTGGGTATGGGGCGGCGGCGGCGCCGTGGCGGCTGCCGCCGCCGGCGCGGCACCGCTCGCGAACTGGGCGCTAGCCGACCCTGCGGGGTCCCCGACGGTGCTGGAGACCGTCGCCGGCAGCGACGGGATCGTGGGCAGCAGCGACGCGGCCGGCGCCCTCACCCTCGGGGCGGCTGACCCGTGGGGCGCCCCCCGGGCGGCGCAGTACGCCAATAACAGGGCCGCGATCTGGATTCCCCCGGCGATCCTCAACCGGATGCTGTCCGGCCCGCACACGCTCCAGGCGCTGGTGCGCACCACGGCCGGCCCGTACGGGACGATCCTCGGCGGCAACGACCGCCACGACAACGCTTTCGTGTTCTTCGGCATGAGCACCGGGGGAGCGCTCGGCTACCGGCGGGCACCGGGGCAGCTCGTCACCGCGACGGGAACGCAGCCGGTCAACGACGGGAACTGGCACCGGGTCGGGTTCCGGGTCGCCAACGACCTGGTGACCCTCACGCTCTGGGTCGACGGCGCCAACGTCTCGCAGATCACGCTGAGCACCAGCCCGGCGAGGACGCTCACGGTGGCGGCGATCGGCCACAGCGGCGTCGCCGGCGAGCCGAACGGCTGGGTCGGCTACCTCGCCCGGGTGCGCGTCTGGGACAGGGCGCTCACCGACGCCGAGATGGCCGGCACCGTCGTTACGGGAATCTACCCGCCCGGCGCGCAGGCGCAGGCACGGAAGGAGGGCCGCTCATGAGCACGCCGGCCGGCTGGGAGAACGTCGGCACCATCGCGGGGCCGCAGGGCGACCCCGGCCCGCAGGGCACCCCCGGCCCGCAGGGCGACCCCGGACCCGCCGGCCCGCAGGGGCCGCCCGGCCTCGCCGGGCCCCAGGGGGCCGCCGGCCCGCAGGGGCCGTCCGGCCCGGCCACGATCGGGCGCGCGTACGAGTACCAGGGCGCGCAGTACGTGCCGCCCGGCGACGGAACCCTCCGCACCCTCGTGGCATCCGCCGCGATCGTCCTCGACCGGCCCTCGCACGTGCAGGTCACCGGGCAGTGCGACGTCGACATCTACCAGGCGGGGGGCACCGCCGGCGCGCTGTGGACCGGCACCCTCCTGGTGGACGACACCGTCGCCGGCCCGACATGCGTGCTGCGCGCCAACCAGACCGCTTTCCGCCTCACGCAAACATGGACCGGGCTGAGGACCCAGGTTCCCGCAGGCTCGCACACTATGCGCCTCCAGGTCTCGTGGAACGGCCCGGCGAACCAGTGCACCGTCCGCGCCCCGACCCTGACCGTGATCGTGATGCCCGCCGTGTAAAGGAGAAACCAATGACCGACGTACCCGCCCACTCAGACGACGACTTCGACCCCGAGCACCCCGACCTGCAGCACGAGGACGGCGCCGAGGCAAGCGAGCCCGACGACCTCATCGAGCCCGGCGCCGAGCCCGCCGAGCCCGGCGACGCCGAGCCCGGCGACCACACCGAACCCGACGGCGGCGCCGAGCAGGACGGGGACTGACCCGTGGCCCCGGCACCGCGCATCGTCACCCGCCGCGAGTGGGGCGCGGCGTTCACCATCCCCGGCGGCCGTCACGTCGCCCCCTCGGCGCGCCGCTGGTTCGTCGTCCACTGGCCCGGCTCGGCCGTCGCCGGCGACGAGCGCGCCGTGGTCCGCGCGATCGAGCGCAGCCACCGCACCGGGCAGGGGTGGGCCGCCGCCCCCGGCTACAACTACCTCGTGGGCCGCTCCGGGACCATCTACGAGGGCTGCGGGCGTGACGTCCGCGGAATCCACTCCCCGCCCCGCAACACCGACGGGTGGGGCGTCTGCGTGATGATCGCCGTCGGCGAAACCCCGCCGCAGGCCGCCCTGAACGCGACCCGCCAGCTTTACAACTGGCTCAACTCCGTCGCCGGGCGCACCCTCGGCATGAGCTGGCACGGGCAGCACCACCCCACCGCGTGCGCCGGCCCCGCCCTGAACTCGTGGGTACAGCGCGGCATGCCCGCCGGCGCCGCGCCCGCGCCGCCGCCGCCCGGCCCCGGCGGCGCCCCCGCGTTCCCCGGCCGCATCCTGCGCCAGCCCCCGATCATGCGCGGCGAGGACGTCCGCACCTGGCAGACCCGCGTGCGGGCGCGCGGCTGGTCCAACGTCGCCGTAGACGGCGCGTACGGGCCGATCAGCGAGGGCGCGTGCAGGCAGGTGCAGCAGATCGGCCGCCTGCCCGTCGACGGCCGCGTGGGGCCGAACACGTGGCCCGTGACATGGCGCGACAGCGCCGGGCCGGGCGGCAGCCCCGCCCCGCCGCCCCCGCCGCCGCCGGGTCAGCCCACCGGGCTCGCCGAGTCGCCGATCGCGATGGTCGCCCAGGTGAACCTCGCCTGGGACACCGTGACCGGGCCCGCCGCGCGGTTCACCGTGCAGGTGCAGCGCGGCAACACCGGCACCGCGAACATCCGGACGTTCGAGGTGCCCGTGCCGTCCACGGGCCGCACCAGCTTCGCCGTCCCCGACCTCGCGCCCCGCGAGCTGCACCGCTGGCGGGTCTCGCGCGGCACGTGGTCGGCCTGGCGAGAGTTCCGCACGCCGTGAACCGCCTAGCCGAGCTGATGGGGCTGATCCTCGCGTCGGGCGAGGCCGTCGCCCTCGTCGTGATGGTGCTCACCGTGACGCTCAACCCCGGCCCCGGCGACGCCGAGCTGATCGCCGCGCTTACGACCCTCGTCGGGGCGACCCTCGGCGCGGTCAGCGGCTGGCTGATGCGGGGCAGGCCCCCCGGCGGCGACCCGCCCGGCTAGAGGGCCGTTTGCCGGGGCGGAGACGGGGGCAGGAACGCCCCGCAGCCCCCCGCCGGGGCAATAATCCCGTGCGGACCCCCGGGAACCCGGGGACGCGGGCCGCCAGCGCCGCAGCAGGGGGCCACCTGGCGCGGCGCAGGCCACACGGCCCGCGTCCCCTTTCCCCAGCCCCGCCGCCCCCCTGACATTGATGGCGGGGCCAGGCCCTTGAGCGTCCGGGGGGCCTGCTCGGCGCGCAGGCCAGGCGGGGCGGGTCCGCCACCGTTGCACGTGGCGGCAGGGGTTCGCCTCACGCCCCCCATCTGCGCCGTTGCGCGGCCGACTGGGTTGGCATGCCCCCCGGACGTGTTACACAAGGTATCAGTGTAAGTACAGGGCCGCACGTCTATTCCGCGCGTGTTCCCCGGCGTGTCACGGCGCCGACCGGCGCGGGTAGCGCCACGAGCCGCCCCAGCCTGGCAGGGCGCGCCGGCGCGCCTCGCGGGCCGCCCGCAGGCCCTCGCCCTCGACGTGCCGGTGCTCGCCCGGCCCCAGCAGGAACATCGCCGCCACCTCGTCGCCGTCGCCGGCCATGTCGACCGTCGGCCCGCCGTGCCGCGACATCGGCTGCGCCATCCGGTCAGTGTCGGTGCCGAACCGCAGCGCGCCGCCGCCCGGCCCGCTGACCTCGCTGATCTCCACCAGCCACGGCACCCCCCCGGCGTCCGCGTCCGCGACTATGCGGAACTGGTGATCGCTGACCCCGCCGAGGAACGGGTCGACCCCGGCCGCGAGGTCGACCGTCACGTCCGACGCCACCTCGCCCCTGATCAGCACCCGGAAACGGAAGCGCACGGGCCTTACCCCCTAAGTCGTTGTGTCGTTTACTCCGGGCGCGCCTGGCGCGCCGCAGCCAGATGCAGCCGAGGACCACGTAGCCCGCAGCGAACAGCACGCCGAGCACCTCGGCCGTGATCATGTACCCCACGCCCCGCCTCCCGGTTACCAAAGGGGGCCCGGGGGCGTTTACACGCGCGCCGAGCGGTACTGCTGCGCGAGCCGTTCCAGCGCCGCCCCCGCGCGGTCGTCGCGCAGCGCCTCGACCGTGGCGTCGGTCAGCAGCACGTGGTACCCCTCGCGCAGGTAGCCGATCGCCATCACGAGCGCGTCGAGGGGGTCGGCGGCGGTCAGCCGCGACACGTCCGCCTGAGTCTTGTGCACGACGATCCCGAACGCCTCGGAGCTGTCGTGGGTGGAGGTGTTGTGCCCGTAGCGGTGATTACGCCTGGTCATGGGTGTGAGGCCCTTCCCGCGTCTGCTCGGTGGATATACCTACCCGGTGCAACTACATGCTGTAGGTGTGGTGTAACTACATCGGTAGGCATCGTAGCGCCGCGCAACCCCAACGCGCGATAGCTCTGGGTAACTTGGACGCTACGAAAACGCAAACGGCCCCTAACGGCAGGCCATCGCGGGGGACGCGGGCCCCCGCCCGTTCCGTCACAGTATGTCGCGGAGAGCAGCCGTCGCGCTACGCAGGGGGAAGACCGAAACAGTTTCGCGTTCTTGCCGCGCGTAGACGCCATGCCACGGAATGCTACTAGACAGGCACCGACGTGGGTAGACATCCGCCATGGTGAGTCGCGGCGGGTACCTGCATAGGGTTCCTGGTCATGGGCAAGCTGAGTGACCTCGACCGCGCCGACGTGCCCAAGCACGTGCAGCTAGCGGACTGGATAAAGGCGCGGATCGACGACGGCACGTACCCGCCGAGGAGCCGCATCCCGTCGGAGTCGACCCTCGTGCAGGAAACCGGCTACGCCCGCGACACCGTCCGCAAGGCGATCGGCGTCCTCCTCGACGAGAACCGCGTCTACATCGTCCGGGGCCTCGGCACCTTCGTGACCCCGGCATAAAGGACGGCCCCCGCGCCCGCCGGGGGGACCGGACAGGAGGCACGGGGGCCGCTTCGCTCCGTAAGGGCGCAGTTACACATTAGCTCACACGACGGCACCGACGACCTCGGCCGGGGGCCGCGTCTCGTCGCGCCACACGATCTCGATCAGCTCGGGATTGAACACCCGCCGGCCACGATCCGGGACCGGGTGTATGACCACGCGTTCCATTAGCGCCTGCAGAACCGCGCGCCGCCGCGCGGTCCCCATGCTCGCCCATACCGCAGCGGCCGGCCTGCCCCGGAATTCCGCCAGCGGGTCCGGGCCGGCGGGCGCGCGCAGCGCCGCCTCTGCCTCCGCCAGCTCGCCGCGCAGCCGCGTGAGGTCGGCCCGCGCCTGATCGCCGTCGATCAGTCCCTCGGTGTGGAGAGTGTTCTTCTCCCGTATCAGCCTGCGCAGCCGCGCGGTTTGCGCCTCCCACCGTGCCGCCTCGGTGGCGGCCAGAGGGGGCGGCGGCTTGAGGAGATCGGCCGCGTCGGGCATCGAAAGCCGGCCGACCGCCACCGCGCCGACGAGCTGGTCGAGGCGGTCGACGCTGCGGGTGACGTGCCATCCGCCCTGGCACATATACCGTGGCCCCCTCTTGGCTTTCGGCCCCATCTTGCTCCCGGTCGCCTGCGCCCCGCACACGCCGCACACGGCGATCAGCGAAAGCATGTACTTGCTCGGCGTCGGCGACGGGCCGCGCCGCCGGCGCTCGGGGGCACACAGCAGCGTGACCATCTGAGTCCAGCGCTCAACACTGACGATCGGTTCCCACGGCCCCGGCCGAAGATCGCCGTTGTGGTTGTCCAGCCCGGCTACCGCCGGCTTGATAAGCACGCTCTTGAGTGTGGTCTGTGTCCACTGCCCGCCCCGCATGGTCGGCACCCCGCGCTCGCGCAGCCCCGCCAGCACCTCGCGCAGCTTCACGCGCCGGTCAAGGAGGTCGTCGTACGCGGCACGGATCACCTCGGCCTGTTCCGGGTGGTGGACAAGACGCCTGCGGTACTCGGCAGATTCGGGATCGGGGCTGAACCCGTACCCGCACTGCCCGCCCCGGTAAGACTTGCCGAAATAGCGGTCGTGCCCCTCGGCGACGCGCCGCGCCGTGGCGCGGCTCGACATGTTCGCGAACGCCAGCATGACCCGCGCCATGGTGATGCCGTCGTTTGTGGCGAGGTTGACCTGCCCGGCCGTCTTGGAGTGGATGACCGCGCCGTGATGCTCGGACACGTCGATAAGGTCTTCCAAGTCGCGGGGGTCGCGTGCGATCCGGTCAATGTCTTCCGCGAACATGGCGTGCGCCCTGCCCGCCTGGAGGTCCGCGATGATGCCGGCGAAGACCGGCCGGATCACCCGCCACACCACCATCGTGGTTCCGTCTTCGAGCGTGATCGTGATCCGCTTGCGCTTGAAGGCGCTCGCGTTCTTCGGCTTATCGCCGTCCATGTCATTTTCGATCCGCACGCCGTCGGCCGGCACGATGAAGCCGAGCCCTGTTGCCAGCGCTCTTAGCGCCTCGATCCGGCCGGCCATCTGCTCCGGGTCTGTCATCTCGGACAGCCGCAGGTAGAGCAGCGCGTATCGCGGTTCGCCGGGGCGCGGTGTGCCCGGCAGGGCCGGTCGGCGTAGTCTGACTCGGCCGTCGTCGCCGATCTCAAGCTCGTTAGCTGCCATGTCGTGCCTCCTGTGGGGCGTACCCATTTCGTGTCGGCTTATTTGTGCAGGGGCAGGCCACTGCACAAACTAGAGTACACGTCATTCCCGCAGGTCAGAGACGTTTCGGGACATTGCAGGGGTATCCGGCCCCCCTTGCGCGCGTGTAATCGCAGGGTTACTATCCGTGTTCATGGCCCAAGCCCGGTGAGCGGCCTCAAAAGCTACCGGAGAGCAGTAAGCCCGCATCGTCGCGACTGGCTCTAAACGGCCCGGCAGACAAAAACGCAGCAGCCCTACCGGGGGAGACGGCTTAAATACCCCCGGAGCCCGCACGCCCCGCGACTGGCTCGAAAAGGCCCGAGGGCACTTCACTCCGTGCAGTGCTTGCCCTTGGGGGACCTGTTGTCATGGGCGTGTCACATGCGGCCAGCGAGGCCGCCGAACGAGCCGTCAGGGACGCGTGGATAGCCGAGCAGCTATCCCAAGCCCCGCCACTGTCCGACCGCCAGCGCGCCGCGCTCGCGCCGCTCCTCGACTGCACCGGCCCGTCGCTGACGCTGCGCCGTACAGTCGGCGAACCGCACATACATTATGCGGTTCACGCAGAGTCACCGGGGGAAGATCCACCATCGGCGCGCCCGTCACAGGGCGCGGCAGGGGGCACGCCGTCGTGACCGCCGCCACCGCCCAGGAGGGCGTGAGGCGGCGCGCATACGGCACTGGACACGGCTACACGATCGACGGCCGGAAGGTGCCAGGTGTGACCACCATCCTGCGGATGGTCCCCAAAGACGCCCTCGTGACGTGGGCGGCGAACAGCGGGGCCGACTACGCAATCGACAACTGGGACGACCTCGCGAAGCTCGCGTTGTCGGCCCGCCGCAAGCGCATCGCGAACGCCCACCGCGAGGACCGCGACAAGGCCGCCCGGCGCGGCACGCAGGTTCACCGCCTCGCGATGGGGCTGATCGACGGCGACGAGGTCGCCGTGCCCGACGAGCTGGCCGGGCACGTCTGGTCTTACATCGACTTCCTCGACCGCTACAACGTGCAGCCCGTCGCGGTCGAGCTGGTCGTGGCGCACCGCGCCCTGATGTACTGCGGGACCCTCGACCTGATCGCGGACCTGCCCGCCGTGATCCTCGGCGACGGGGCGCTGATCCCGCCGGCCCGGTGGCTGCTCGACCTGAAGACGAGCCGCAGCGGCATATGGCCCGAGGCGGCGCTGCAGGTCACGGGGTACCGCCGCGCCGAGCTGTACGTGGCCGGCGACGGCAGCGAGCGCCCCCTGGCGGAGTACGGCGTGCAGCGGACCGGGGCGGTTCACGTCACCGCGAACGGGTGGGAGCTGCGGCCCCTGGCGTCCCACGACGGCGTGTGGGAGTTCTTCCGCCACCTCGTCGCGCTCAACGCCGCGAAGGACGACATGCCCGGCTGGGTCGGCGAGGCCGCCGAGCCCCCCGTGCCGCTCCCGTAACGGGGGAGCGGGCGCGGCGGCCCCCCTATGGCCCGTCGCGCCCGCCCGCCCCCGCTCACAGCAATCACAACGCAGCTCCCCACAGCGAAGGAGACCCCTACAGTGACGCCGCTCACGCTAGCAGTCAGTAACCGTCTAAGTACCGGAAGTGACTGACGTGTCGTCGGACGAACTTTCCCTGCGCGCGTGGTTCGCCGAGGCCGAGGCCGCCGCCGGGATCGCCAACCAGGTGTGCAGCACCGCGTTCTGCCCCGACACCCTCAAGCGCTGGAAGGCCGAGGGGAACCGCAAGGTGCTCGACGTCGAGGCGACCGTCGCGACCGTCGCCGCCGCGCTCATGACCGGGCAGGAACTCGGGTTCGGCCCCATGGCGTCGCTCCGCTCGATCGACATCATCAGGGGCACCCCCGCATTGCGCGCGATCGCGCTGCGGGCGCTCGTGCAGAAGCACGGGCACGACATCACGATCGTCGACGCCACCGAGCACCGCGCCGTCGTGCGGGGCCGCCGCTCCAACGGGGAAACGCAGCAGTCGGTGTGGACGATCGACCGGGCGCGACTCCTCGGCGTCTACCCCGGCCCCGCCGACGGGCAGTGGCGCCGCCAGCCTCAGAACATGCTCGTCGCGCGCGCGTCCGCCGAGGTCGCCCGGTGGATCGCCTCTGACGCGATCCTCGGCATGCCCTACGTCTACGAGGAACTCGTCGACGCGCCCTATGAAATCCACCGCGACGAGCCCGCCGAGGACAGCCCGCAGGCCGCCGAGGAGGCCGCCCGGCCGAAGCGGGCCCGCACCGCGAAGCGCAGCACCCGTGTAAACGCCTCGCCGCTGGCGCTGCTCCCGCCGCCGCCGCCGCCGCACCCCGACGACAGCAGCGGCACCCCCGGGCCGCCCTCGCCGCCGCTCGGCGCGGACGGCAGCGAGGTGCCCGCCCCCGCCGAGCCCGCCGCCGAGAGCGAGGCGCCGCCGCTGATCAGCCGGCCCGCGCTCGCCGCCCTGCACATCAAGCTCCGCGAGGCCGGCCTCACCAGCTCCGCCGCCGCCCTCAAGCGGATCAGCGAATGGGCCGGGCGGGAGGTCACCAGCACCAAGACGCTGACCGCCGCCGAGGCGTCGGCCGTGCTCGGCAAGCTCGCCGACGCCGCCGCCGAGGCCCGGCCCGCCGAGGAGGAGGGAGACAGCAGTGCTGATGACCAATGACGCGGCTAACCAGCTCGCCGGCCGCGCCGACGTGTACCTGCGGTTCGGCGGGGCGATGCTGAGCCGCGACGACCTCGCCGCGATCGTCGCGGACTGGACCGAGGCCCGCGCCGTCGTCGCGCACGTGATCGCCCTGCACCGCCAGGCCCGCGAGGAGCTGTCGGCGACGGATGCCGGGGCCGCGCACGACCGCGGCGACGTTTACACGCCGCCGTGGGCGCCGTCGTGAGCCGCGCCGGCCGCGCCCGCGCCGTCATCGCCGCCGCTGCGCCCGCGTGGGCGCAGGTGCTCCGCCAGGCGTGGCTCGTCGCCCGCGCGACCGTGCTCGCGCTGCGCGTGGCCCTCTCCCGCCCCCGGGCCGACGAGGAGGAGGTGCCCGCGCCGTGAGCCGCAACCGGGGCAACCGCGCCCCTCACTGGGTCGCCGCCTACCTCCGCCCGTGGTGGCCGTCCGCCGAGCCCACCCCCAACAGCCGCAACGGCCGGGACATCCTCGGCACCCCCGGCGCCGCGATCGAGATCAAGACCGGCACCGAGTGGCGGAACTCGTGGCTGAAGCAAGCCGCGTCCTACGCCGACGACGGCGAGGTCCCGATCCTGCTCTACCTACCGCCCGGCCTCGGCGAACGGCACGTCGCCGACGCCATGGGCGTGCTCCCGCTCCGCATCCTCATGCCGTTGCTGGTCGCCGCCGGGTACGCGCCGGCGCCGGCGAAAGCGCGCGACCTCACCGCCGACCCGCCCGACGACGAGGGGGGGCCGTGGTGAGCGGGCGCGTGATCATCCTGCGGGGCGACGCCGCGCGCCTCCCGCTGCGCGACGCCAGCGTGGACCTGATCGTCACGTCGCCGCCGTACTACGCGCAGCGCGCGTACGCCGACAGCGGCGAGGTCTACGCCGGGCAGATCGGCGGCGAGGCCACCCCGGGCGAGTACGTCGCCGCCCTGATCGGGTGCACCCGCGAATGGAAGCGGGTCCTGTCCCCGCGCGGGTCAATCTTCGTGAACCTCGGCGACAAGTACACCGGCAGCGGCGGGCACGGCCACTCCGGGCTGCGGCCCGGACGGTACACCGGCAACACGACCGCCATCCCGCCGACCCACGGCGAACGATGGGGCCGCGCGCCCAAGTCGCTGCTCGGGCTGCCGTGGCGCTACGCCCTCGCGTGCACCGACCAGCTAGGGCTGACGCTCCGCGCCGAGATCATCTGGTCAAAGGTCGCCACCCTGCCCGACCCGGCCGCCGACCGGGTCAGCCGCTCCCACGAGCAGGTGTTTCACTTCACCCGCTCGCGCAGCTACTTCGCCGCCGTCGAGGAGACCCGCGAACCGCACCGCCTGAGCACCAGCAGCGTGTGGGTCATCGCGCCGGCGCCGCTGATCGTCCCGGCGCACCTCGGCGTGGACCACTTCGCCGCGTTCCCGCCGGAACTGCCGCGCCGGGTCATCCTCGACCGCGTGCGGCGAGGGACGGCGCCCGGTAGTGCGGCCGGCCGGGCTCACGCCCGAAGGCGAGCGGCTCGCACGAGGACGCAGCCGCGCCTCGCTGCGGTACGCCGCCGGCGCGCAGGGCCGCGCGGGGGAATCGCTCGGCGTCCTTCACACCCTCAGCGGCGCCGAGCTGCGGCGGCACACCGAGCCTGCGGCCGTCACCGGCTACGCCTGCGCCTGCCCCGACGCGTCCGCGCCCGCCCGCCCGGCCGTCGTCTTGGACCCGTTCGGCGGCAGCGGCACGACGGCGCTGACCGCCGCCATGCTCGGCCGCACCGGCATCACCGTCGACCGCTCCGCCGACTACTGCCGGCTCGCCGCGTGGCGCACCGCCGACCCCGCCGAGCGCGCCAGGGCGCTCGGCGTCCCCAAGCCCCCGCCCGTGATCGACGGGCAGGGTTCGCTGTTCGACGAGATAGGCACGCCATGACCATCAGCGAGGACGTAATCACGGGCACCGTCACCGGAGCCAAGACACCCGAGCAGTGGGCGCGGGTCATCCGTGCCGACCTCGGCCAGGCCGTCGCCGGGTTCGTCGCCGCCGGGCAGCACCTCGCGGAAGCGAAGCGCGCAATTCCCCACGGACAATGGGAATCGTGGTGTAAAGAGCAGGTAGGGATCAGCTCGGAAACCGCGGTCAGGCTTATGGCGCTTCCACGCCATGAGGTGATCGCAAATCCTGCCCATGGGCAGGATTTGCCGCCGTCGTGGCGCACGTTGTACGAGGTGTCGCGGCTCGACCCGCCGCTATTGCTCGCCGCGATCGAGGCGGGCGACATTCACGCCGAGATGGAGCGCAAAGAAGCAATCGCGGTCGTTACCGAATACCGGAAGGCCGCCGCGATCGAGGCCGCCAAGTCAGTGCAGCCCGGCCAGTGGTGGCAGCTCGGCCCGCACCTGCTGTACTGCGGAGACTCCGCTTCCGCCGACTTCACCGGCCGCGCCGTCGGCGCCGCGCTCGCGTTCGCCGACCCGCCCTACAACGCCGGCAAAGCCGACTGGGACCGCGAATTCACCTGGAACCACGACTACCTGTCCGGTGCCGCCGAAATCGTCGCCGTCACCCCCGGAATAGGCGCCATCCCCCAATTCATGCGCGCCACCCGAATGCCCTACCGCTGGTCAATGGCCGCCTGGATCAGCAACGGCATGACACACGGCGCCCTCGGCTACGGCAACTGGATATACATCGCCCTGTTCGCCGAGGCCGAAAGCATATACAGGGAAATGCAGGACCACATGACTATCACGGTCGGGGCGGCGCCCCCGACCCGCCACGAGTCACGCAAGCCCGCCGCGCTGCTCGTCAACCTGATCGAGTCGTTCACCGACCCCGGCGACACCGTGATCGACCCGTTCCTCGGGTCGGGGACCACCCTGTTCGCCGCCGACCAGGCCGGCCGGACCTGCATCGGCGCGGAGATCCTGCCGGAGTACTGCGCCGAGATCATCGCCCGTTACGACGGCGAGGCGCACCCCCTGTGAGCGCGTTCTACAGCCCCGAGCGCGCCGCAGCCAGCCAGCGCGCCCACCGCACCGCCCAGGCGCAGTTCTACCCGGCGCTGTTCCAGGGGCGGCCCCTCGCATTCGAGGACTGCACCGACACCGCCGCCGACCTCCGCTACGCCATCGACGTGCAGGTAGCCGTGACGCTGCCGCAGCTCCGCGCCCCGCTGCGGTTCACCGTGCAGGAACGCTGGCGCCTCGACCTGACCGCCATGGCCTACCGCGACGTCACCGTCACGGAGTGGAACCTCGACACCGACCGGCCCTCCGAGCTGCACAAGCTCGGCGCGCACCTGTTCGTGTACGGGTTCTACGACGCGACCCGGGACCGGATCGTCCAGGCCGCCGCCGTCAACGTGCCGCGCATGGTGCGCGGCTACGCGCTGGGCAAGCTCGCCGGCGCCACCGGGAGCCGGGGCGACCAGACGTTCAAGTGCTTCGCGCTTGGCGACCTGACCGCCATCGGCGCCGTCGAGTACCTATACGAAGGAGGACCATCCAATGCCTGACGCAGCACTCGGCGGGAACCTGCCGCGAGGAGACGCCAACGGGCTGTCGGCGATGGCCGGCGACCTCATCCGCGAGCCCGAGCGCAAGCGGGTCATCATCGCGATCGTCGACAACCCCAAGACCGTCGTCAACAACATCAGCGGCGACCGGGTCGCGACCGTCCGCGTGTGCCGGATCGAGGCGGTGCTGCCGCAAGACCTCGGCGCGGCGGAAAAGCTCATGCGGCGGGCGCTGGAAAAGCGCACCGGCCAGACCGTCCTCCCGCTCGACCTCGAAGACGAGCTGTCGGCCGCGTTCGCCGAGTTCGACCCCGACGCCGGCGACGACGAGGGGGCCGCCGGCCATGACGCTGACCCTGAATGAGCCGCCCCCGTGCGAGCTGCACGCCTGCGCCCGCTACTTCGCCGCCGACCCCGCCAGGTGGCCCGACGTGAGCGTCTGGATTCCCGCCCGCGTCGCCGACGCCTCCGCCCCCGTGCTGCGCGACACCGGCCGCGCCGACGTGATCGCCGACTACCTCGCCGCCCACCTCGGGTGGACGGCGGCCCGCACCAGCGGCTACCTCATCGGCCCCGCCGACGGCGACGAGGCGGGCCTGGCGCTCGTCGTGATCCCCGTGCTGCGCGCGACCCTGCCGAGGCGGCTGGGGGGCAGGCGGTGAGCCGCGCCGCCGCGCACGTGCGGGGCGACGCCCGCCGCGACGCCATCCGCGACGCCATCGGCCGCGTGCTCGACGCCGGGCTGCCCCTTGAGGCCGCCGCGCTGGCCGGCATCGCCGTCCGCGACGCGCAGCCGTGGGCGATCCGCCTAGGCGCCGCCTGCTGGCCCCTGACGGTGCCCCTCGGCGGCGGCGTGACCCTGACGCTGCGCGCCCCCGCCGGGGGCCCGCCGTGAGCTGGTTCAAGCTCGACGACGGGTTCCACAGCCACCCCAAGGTGGCCGCGATCTCGGACGCGGCGGCCGGGCTGTGGGCGAAAGCGGCGAGCTGGTCCGTCGACTACGGCACTGACGGGCGCGTCCCGGTGAGCGCGGTTAGATTGCTCGTTTCGAGCAGGAGGTGGTCCCACCTGGTGCGCGAACTGTGCGACGTTAACCTGTGGGAAGCCGACCCGGGCGGCGACGGGTTCCGGTTCCACAACTGGGACCGCTACCAGCCCTATTTCGAGGCGCGCCGCCAGGCGCACGCCGAGGCCCAGAAAGCCTACCGGCAAAGGGTTTCCGCGCCCGCAGCCCCGCCCGGCGAGGGCGAAAGTGATGATCACGTGACCGATCACGTGACCGTCACCGGCGGATCACGTGATCAGTCACGTGATGATCACGTGACCGTCACCGGCGGATCACGTGACGATCATGTGACCACCTCGCGCGCGTCCGCGCGCGCGTCCGCGCACGCCCGTCCCAGACCTACTGGGGCTACTGCATCCTCATCCGTTACAGGTAGCAGCGCGCGCGAGCCCGCGACGGACGATGATGATGATCGGAGTCGTGTAAACGGGTTCGTGCCGCCGGCCGCGCAGCAGGCCGCCGCCGTCATCGCCCAGGTGCACGAGCTGACCGGCGTGGTCCTGGCGCCCGCCGCCGCCGAGGCGGTCCGCGATGACATCCTCGGCGACCGCCCGGGGGTCCGCGACGCCGGCGGGTACCTGCGGTCGGCGATCGCCGCCGAGCACCGCCGCGACCCGTCGCTGACGCGGTGGCTCGCCCCGGCCCGCCGTGGCACCCCGTCGCCGCGCCCGGCCGCCGGGGTGCTCGCCGACGCCGCCGAGGGCCGCCCCGAGGCCGACCCGTCCACCGCGCACCGTGGCGCCGAGGCCGCGCGCGCGCTGCTCGCCGCCCGCGCGCCCAGGCCGCCCGAGCCCGCGCCGCCCGTCCCGGAGGCGCCGACCCCCGCCGAGCTGCGCGCCGCCCGCCTCGCCGCCGAGCCCGACGAGGACCCGCCCCCCGACCCCGGCCCCCCCGACTGGCCCCCCGAGCCCCCCGCCGCCGACGACGGCGACGACGCCGCCGACATGGAAGTTCCGTTCTAGGAGGGAATCACATGAACTGCCGTAAGAGCCCGCTTACCCGAGCCGAGGTCGCCGCCCACGTCGCCGAGGCGCACCGCGACGCCCTCGCCGCCTACCGGGCGGTCCTGACCGACGACCGCGACGGCCTCGCCGTCATCCTCGGCGGCACCCCCTGCGTGCACTGCCTGCTCGTCACCGTGATGCTGGTCGGGCTGTCCCTCGCCGTGCGGGGGCCGGGCGACCTCGGCCCCGGCGGGGAGTGGTCGCCCGGGTTCACCCGCGAGGTCATGACGGCCCTCGCCGCGACGCAGGCCGCCTACCGCGACGGCCTGAGCGCCGCCGGGGGGCTGTCATGACCCGCCCGCCGGATGGCATACTCAGCGCCATGGAATCGTCACCCGGCGTCACCCCGCCGCCGGCTGCCCCCGGCGATCCCCGCCTGCGCTTCCGGGTCTGGGACGACGGCCGGCTAGCCGACGAGCACTGGATCGACGCCGACACCGCCACCGCCGGGGACGCCGAGGCCGCCGCCGCCCGGCAGGCAGCGATCGTCGCCGCCGCCGCAGAGGCCGGCCGCCCCTGGCTCGCCGAGGTCTACGACCCCGCCCTGCCCGAGGGCCGCGCCTACCTGCGGTGGGGCACCGACACGGCCGGCATGGTCAACCCCGTCGCGGTCCCCGGCGACCAGGCCGAGACGACCCTGAGCGCCGCCGCCGCCGCCCGCTACGCCGTGGACGAGCCGTGACCGGGCCGGGACGCGACGCCCCCGCCGAGCCCCACGCCGAGGACTACGACGACAGCATGCGCGACGCCCTCGCGCTGTACCGGGCCATGCTCGACCTCGACACCGACGCCGCCATGGCCGTCGTCCGCAACACCCGGTGCACCACGTGCCTGTGCGCGCTGTCGGCGCAGGTCGGCCTGTGGCTCGTGTCCGGCCCCGACGACGTGCTGCCCTGCGGCCGGTTCCACCCCGAGTTCGCCGAGGAGGTCCGCGACGGCCTCGCGCTGCTGCAGCCCGAAGCGGGGCTGCACCCGTGAGGCCCGACGGGAACCACCCGTGCCCCGTCCGCGACTGCCCGCGCCGCGTCCCGCCGCACCTGCTGATGTGCGGGCAGCACTGGCGCATGGTCCCGGCCCGGCTGCAACGGGAGGTCAACGCCGCGTTCAACGGCGGGGGGCCGCTGCACGAGCTGCTCGCCGCGCAGCGCCGCGCCGTCGAGGCCGTCAACGACCAGCTGCAGCCGGCGGCCGGGAGGGGCGACGATGACTAGCCCCTCGCCGTGGCTCGCCGCGCAGGAAACCCGGGTCGTCGCCGCCGCCGACCTGTGCGGGCGCGCCGGGGCGCGTCAGTTCCAGATCGGCTACCTCCACGAGGACGTGCCCGCGCACGAGGCCGGCTGGTTCGCGCACGCCCAGTTCCGGGGCGCGCGGATCACCGCCGAGGACCACTCCAGCCCCGGCGACGCCGCCGAGGCCCTCGCGCTCAAGCTGCTGACCGGGGCGCGCTGCGCGTGCGGGAAGCTCGTGCAGCTCACCCCCGGGGGAGCGCTCGCGTTCCGCCGCCCCCGGATGGCCGACGGCACCACGTGGACCGCCGAGGAGGCCGCCGCCGCCGGGCAGTGCCGGTGGCGGCGCGTCGGCCCGCGCTGGTACAAGGGCTGCGGCGACGTGCCCGCCGCCGCGGACGCGTTTACACGCCCTGCGGGGCACCCGTGACCGGCACCGTCGAGCTGACCGCCGACGAGCTGGCCGTCATCCGGTCGGCGCTGTCCGACGCCGCCGACTACCGCTGGCAGCTCGCCGGGTCCTGCCCCCGCAACTGCATGAGCCACGGCACCTCGTGCGAGGACTGCCAGCGCCACCAGGAGGCCGCTGGGGAGTACGAGACCCTCGACGGCAAGCTCGCCGGCGACGAGGCGCGCCGCTACCCGCTCGCCCGTCCGGGCGACATCGCGATCAGGGGGGACCTGCTGTGACCGCAACCGACCAGACGCCCGGTGCCGGCCCCGCCGAGGCCGAGGAGTTCGACGCGCTCGACCTCGCCCGCAACGCCGCGCACAACGTCCGCGTGTTCGCCGAGGCGCAGGACCGCGACCCGCTCACGTCGCACCTGCAGCGCTACGGCGACCGTGGGTTCGCCGCCGCGCAGCTCGGCGCGTGCATGGCGGCGGTGTCGGCCGCCGAGGACATCCGCCGCATGGCCGACGCCGTCATCGTGATGGCCCTCGACGTGCGCCGCGCCGTCGAGGCGCTCACCGCGACGGCCGCCGCCGGCGAGGCGGGGGAGGGGACCTGACATGGCACTGACCGCGAAGCAGCGGAACGCCCTGCCGCGCTCGGCGTTCCTCGACCCCGTCCGCCGGCGCTTCCCCGTGCCGACCGCCGCGCAGGCCCGCCGGGCGGGCATCCCCGAGGCGCAGCGGTTGCGGACGCTGCGCAACGCCCTCGCCCGCGCCGCGCAGCCGCAGAAGCGCGGCGCCAAGCGGGTGACGCCCGCCGCGACGCGGCGCAAGGTCGCGCTCCGCGCCCGGGGGAAGGTCGCCAGCGTGCGGCAGCACCCCGCCGCCCGGCACCGCCGCGCCGCCGCCGCCCGCAGGCACCGTGCCCGCCGGCGCCGCTGACGCCCCGCTGACGGGGGCTGGCAAGACGGGGGCGCGTCCCGTGCGCCATGCGGGACGCGCCCCCTGCCCGTGCCCCGCGCCGCCCCCGGACGGGTGCTGGGTGACGTTCGCGCCGTGCGGCTGCGTCCAGCACTTCCCCTACATGCAGGCCGTGACCGGGCTCGTCGAGCGGCACCCGCGCGACGGCGCGTGGATCTCCCACTACGGCCCCGCGAGGCCGCCCGGCGCGTGCCAGAGCAGCGGCCGGGTCGTCGCCGTCGAGCGCTGCGCCGACCCGGCGTGCCGCTACTGCTCGGCCGACCGGGTCGACGCGTGGCAGCGCCGCCGCGAGTTCCCCGTGACCAGCCCGAATCCCGACCGACCGCCCGGCTGATCGGCGGGTGGCTCTCGCCGGGTTCATGGGAACGGCCCCCGGAGGTTGACTACCTCCGGGGGCCGTGCAATGTGTCGGCCCGCCGCCTTTTACGGCAGCAGCTCGTCGAGCGGCCCGACCTGGTACGCCACCGCCTCCAGCATCACGCGCTGGTCATCGGTCACGTCGGGCAGGTTCTCCAGCAGGGAGCGGACTAGGCGCTCCTTGCCCTTGCGGATGATGTAGTCCGTCCACCCGTCGGCGTAGAAGTCGGCCTCTAGGCGCTCGACGTCGCGGTCGCCCTCGCCCTGCTCGGCCACGGTGAGGGCGCGCTCGTACCAGGCGGCGAACCTCTCCTCGCCGCACCACTTGCGGAATGCCTTGCGGTCGGCGGAGTTGCCCCGGTCGCCCTCGGGGTGCTCGTAAAGCCACTCGTACGGGTGCGTGCCCGTGGGTCTGCGTGCCATGTGACGTGTCCCTTCGTGTGTTCCTTGCCTAGGTGCGCGGGCGGCCCCTCCGCCGCGCGCACCTGCACCTACATTGTAACCGCTGTCGGCGTAAACGACCTGTTCACGCCCGTCCGCCGGGCCGCCGCTTGCGCCACTGCGACACCGCCTGCTTGGTGATGCCGACCTCGGCGGCGATGTCCGCCCACGAGTAGCCGTTGGCCCGCAGCCCGTCGATCGCCGCCGTCGCCGCCGCCTCGGCCTCGCCGAGCATCGCCCACACCTCGCGGAACTCCGCCGGGTCGCCGTCGACCCGCCGGGCGAGGGCCCGCACCATGCGGCGGGTCATCGCGGCGACCTCGGCCGTCTCCCGCGTCCGCTCGGCGCGGCGCCCGGCCCGCGCGCACGCGTCGCTGCAGAAGCGCCGGCGCGGCGGCTTCACCTGCGCGCGGCATCCGGGTGCCGCGCACGTGCTCTGTATCATGATCCTGCCCGCCTTTCGTGTGGCAGGCGCGGCCGGGTTGTCATCGTGTGGCCCGTCCGCGCCGGCCGGGTTCCCGGCCCCTCCGGGGCCCGGCCGTGGGGCGGGGGCCGGCCTCATCCGGTCCCCGTCCCGCGTAGCTCCCCGCGTCACAGCACCGGGAGCTGCGCGATTTCCCCGGCGGTGAGCCGGCCGCCGGTCGCGTCGGCGAGGGCGTCGGCCCACTCGCGGTACAGCACCGGCCCGTCGCCGGGGGTGCCCTCGTCGCGGTACAGCCGCAGGTCGTCGTCGCCGTCGATCACGTACCGGCCGACCTCGTGCCGGCGGACCGCCGCGACCCGGTCGCCCTCGACCGTCCACAGCGTGAACGCCGCGCCGTCGGGTACCGGCACCGCGACGCCGCCCGCCATTCCGGCGGTGTAGTGCGGGTCGGTGATCTCGATGATGTAGTCGTCGCGCATGTCGCGCTCCCCCCTGCCGGGCGGCCCCTCCGCCCTGCACTTACATTATACCCCCTAGGGGGGCGTTTAAACGCCCGCGGACCCACTGTGACCTGCCTTTAAACGCAAAAAAGGACCGGGCGGGATCGCTCCCGCCCGGCCCGCCTCGGCGCGCCCTCCGTGCGCTGTCAGCCCGCCAGCTCCACGGCGGCGGCGATGGCTTCCACCATCTCGGCCGGCGCCAGCGCCAGGTACTCCCGCCCGGCCGTGGTCGTGACCTGCATCCAGCCCCGGTGGGTGCCGACCGCCGCGATGGCGGCAACCGGGATCGTCACGGTGCCGTTCACCTTGACCTGGCGGACGTTGCCCCACGGCCCCCGGATCATCTCGCGGGGGACGGCGCCGACCCCGCCCCGCAGGACCAGTGCGCGCCCGTTCCACTCGGCGCAGCCGCCCTTGCCGGTGAGGTGCCGCGCGGCGGCGCGCTGCTTGGCGTCGCGGTCGGCGGCGGCGTCGGTGGCGGCCCTGGATTCCGCGATCGCCGCCACGGCGGCCTCGGTCCTGGCCTTTTGCTCGCGGTCCTTCGCGGCGTCGGCCTGCACCCGGCGGTTGAAGTCGGCTACTTTCTTGATCCATCCCATGTGTCGGTCCCCCTGTCGCCGGGCGGCCCCTCCGCCCTGCACTTACATTATACCCATTAGAGGGGCGTTTAAACGCGCGGCAACGTCGTTGACGTGCGACACCGTGTAGCGAATCGCGACATGCAAAACGGGCCGGGCGGGATCGCTCCCGCCCGGCCCGCCGGCCGGCCGTCTTACGCTGCCTCCTCCATCGTCACGCCGTGCGGGCACATCGGCAGGCCCGCCTCGATCCACTTGCGGGTCGCCCGCACCGTGTAGCCGCAGTCCGGCGCGACCAGCTTGATCATCCGCGTGCCCTGCTTCGCCGGGCCGCTGTGCACCTTCGGCGGCACGACCGTCCCGTCGTCGCCGGCGCCGCCCGCCGGGACGGGTACCTTCGCCAGCTCCGGGTCAAGCTTGCCGTGGTCGAACGGCCCCAGCTCGGCAGCCATCACCGCCAGCTCGGCCGCCAGCTCCACCGTCGGCGGGGTCTGGGTCATCGGCCCGTTGAACCCCAGCCGCGTCGCGGCCTCGGCGAACGCGCCCTTGTGGCCGCTCGCGTTGTCGTCGGCGACGTGGATCAGCTCGTGCAGCAGCGTGATCAGCATCTCGGCCGGGTCGGCCTCCATCGGGCCGATGAACACGTGGTTGACGCCGTCGGCGCTCGCGATCCGCGCCCACGTCTGCCCGGCGATGTACTTGCTCTCGGCGCGGCTTCCGTACCCGAACCCCACGCTCACGTGGACGTGCTCGGGCAGCGGCAGCCCGACCTCCTCGAAACGCGGCCGGAACATCCCGATCGCGCGCTCCAGCCATGCCTCGCGGCTCATGTCGGTCCGCTCCGTCTCTTGTGCGCTCATCGCTTGCCTCCCCCTGCCGGGCGGCCCCTCCGCCCTGCACTTACATTATACCCCTGGTGAGGGCGTTTAAACGCCCTCACCAGGGGTGACGCCGCTCACGCGGCCCGCTGCGCCTCGCGCGCCCGCGACTCTGCGAGCAGGTCCCGCACCTCGGCGAGGTCGGCCTCCAGCCGCACCGCCGCGCGCGGGCCGCTGTACTGCCGCGTCACCCGCGAGCCCCGCTCGATCCGGCGGGCGCGCTCCCGGTACTGCACGAGGTAGAACTCGGGCTCGGCGTGGCCGCGCCGGACGTGCCGGAACACGACCGCCGTGATCACGTTCCGGTCGTCGTCGATCCCGTGGATCACCTCGACCCGCTGCGTCCCGGTGCGCGGCACCTGGTGGTTAGCCATCGTCACTCGCCCCCCTCGAAGACGTGCATCACGCGGATGGCCGCGTTCGGGAACCGCTCGTGCATCTCGATCGCCGCCAGGCCGGCGGCCTCGCGCTCGTCGTGGGCAGTGACCGTGATGGTCCGGTAGTCGCAGCCGGCGACGCCGTACCCGGCGCGGACCCCTGCGCGGTAAGTCGTGGTCATGGTGTCCCCCCTCCCGTCGGGCGGCCCCTCCGCCCTACACTTACATTATACCCCCGGCCACGGCGTTTAAACGCCGTGACCGGGGGTGACGCGCCTCACCTCAGCTCGTGCTGCTTGCCTGCGTCCGGGTTCGCCGCGCAGTACCACGGCCCGTCGCGGTTCGGGTCCGTCGTCGCCCACCGCCCCTGCTCGACGCCGATCGCCTCGCCGCAGTGCCGGCACGTGTCCGGGCGCGCCGCGTACGGCGACTCGCACCCCTCGTCGTGCGGGCGCTTCCAGTCCGCCCCGCAGAACGGGCACCAGTCGCCGCCCATCCCGAACGGCGTATGGTCCTCCACCTCGCCCGCCGTCACCGCGTCCCACAGCGCGTCGTACTGCTCCCGCGTCATCACTCGCCACCTTCCCCGGCGGCCTCCGCCGCCGCGTTCACCTCGTCGACCGTCCACCCCTTGCCGAGCAGGTACGCCCGCGCGGACAGCCGCTCGCGCATCGCCTTGGCCGTCGGCCCCGGCGTGCGCAGCAGCGCCACCGCGTCCAGCTCAAGCGCCTTGAGCATCCCGTCGCGGAGCGGCTCGCCGTCCCTCCCGTACCGCATCACGCGACCTCGAATTCTGCCGCCGCGAGCGCCGCGAAGTCGTAGGCGTCCGTGTCGTCCATGCGCGGCGCGGCCACGGCCAGCCATGCCCGGCGGTCAGCCTCGGCGTAGCCCGCCGCGATCAGCAGCCGCATCGCGGTCACTGGCAGCGCCCGCCGCCACGCGGCCAGCGCCCCGGCCTCGGCCGCCTGGTCGATGATCTTCCGTGCCCTCATGCCGCCACCTCCACAATCACGGTCTCCTCGGCCGCCGGCACGGTCACCCGGCGCCCCCTCATCTCGCCCGCCGCCCACTCGACGGTGTCCTGCTCCTTGCTCCGCCAGGTCTTGGCGACGGCCCAGCCGCGCTGCGGGTCGTAGACCCACCACGGGTCGGACCACGCGCCGGTCACGTGCAGGCCGTCCACCGTGTGGTGGCGCCCGCCCCGGATGAACTCCAGCGGCGCCTGCGCCTGCGCCTGGTAGCCCTCGATCATCTCGCCCGCGTGCATCATGCCCCCTACCTGCCGGGCGGCCCCTCCGCCCTGCACTTACATTATACCCCCCGCTAGGCCGTTTAAACGCCCTGAGACCCTGTGACGACCGCCACCTCAGACCCTCTTGAGATACCAGCGTGATTGCACCCCGCCCACCCCGGCGGTAACGTTCTGCCATGACCCGCACACGCAAAACCGCGCCAGTCATCGACGGAAGCGCCATGATGACCGCCCGCCGCAAGGCCAAGGTCAGCAGGCGCGACGCCGCCGAGAAGCTCGGCGTGTCCGAATCGGCGATCAACGCCTACGAACAGGGCCGCTCCGACCCCTCGGCGCGCGTGCTCGTCATGATGGCCTGGCTCTACCGCGTCCGGATCGAACGCCTCGTCAGGCCCCGCGAAGCCATCCAGGCCGAGTACGACGAGACAGCCGAGACAGCCGCGCCCGCCGGCCCCGGCGACGACGACCCGCCCGCACACCCCCGAGCAGAGGAACCCGCCGCATGACAACCGACCCCGCCGCCGACCGCTACACCGGAACCACCGGCTGCTACTGCCTATGCGCCGTCGCCCACCCCAAGACCGACGGCATATGCAAGCCCGCCAACGCCGTCACAACCCGCGACGTCAAGGGCCGCCCCGTGCAGATGTGCGCCCCCTGCGCCGCCGCCCACGACGCCAAGGCCCCCAAGCCCAAGGCCGCCCCCGTCGTCATCCCGCGCGTGCACGACACCCTCGACGAGCGCCTCATGGCCCACGCCGCCACCATGCCCGCCGACGACGCCGAGCGCCTCCGCGACGCCCTCGCCTACATCCGCGAGGCATGGGCCGGCAACGACCACGCCGACCCCGCCGCCGCCCTCGAATGCATCGCCGACAACGCCACCGCCGCGATGCACCTCATGCGCGGCGAGACCACCCAGCCCGTCCTCAACGACGGGCGCGGCCCCGTCATCTTCCGCAAGGCCACCGTGTGACCGGCAGCGGGCAGGCGAACACGGGCAGCGCGTTCACCTGCCCGCGCTGCGGCGCCGTAAGCCACCACCCCGTCGACCGGCAACAGGGCTACTGCGGGCGCTGCCACGACTGGACCGTGCCCGGACAGCAAGCCCTGTTCGCGCCCCGCCCCGAATGCCCCGCCCACGGCGGCCCCATGATCCACGACGCCGGCCGCGAGCTGAGCTACTGCCCCGGCTGGGACGGCGAAGGATGCGACACCCCGCCCGTGCCCGACGCCGCCCTCGACTGGCGCGCCCTCGGCACCGTCGACCCCGGGGACATCCTGTGACCGACCCCGAAACCAAGGCCGTCCGGGTAACCGTCCGCATCGACTACGCCGACGGCCACACCGCCGACATCACCGCCACCGAGGTCGGGCCGGTCACCCTCCGGCTGACCGAACCCGACCTCCCCGACATCACCAGCGAGCTTGCGACCCTCGCCCGCCAGCCCCCGCCCCGCGTCCTCACCGTCGAGGTCGCCGCCTACCTGTTCACCATCCGCCCCAACATCGACGCCGCCGAGGAGACCCCCGCATGATCAGCGACACCCCGCTGCCCGACGGGCACACCGCACGCATCCTCGCCGCCGCCCTCGCCGACGCCGGCGCCCCGCGCGGCATGATCCGCCGCGCCGAACGCGGCTACTACCACGACTACCTGTCGCCCCTCGCCACGCCCGAGGTCGCCCTCGTCACCGAGCTGCGCCACGCCGCCAACCGCGCGCCCAACCAGGCCGCCGCCCGCAAGCTCACCGACCTCGCCCGCGACGTGATGGCCGGCAAGCACGACGCCAGCAAAGCCGAGGCCGACGAGTGGGCGCGCTCACCCGAGGGCCGCGAGACGTTCGCCCAGATCACCAGCGACCCCGCCGCCGCCCGGGACATCGGCAGCATCCTCGGCGTCCCCCCCGAGGAGGACCCGAACCCCGCCCACTCCGCCGCGCTCCTCGCCCTCGCCCGCGACGTCGCCGACGGCACGCTCGCCGCCTTCGCCGGCATGTTCGGCGTCCCGCCCGACATCGTCGGGCCCGGCGGAAAGGACCCGGCGTGATCAAGGCATCCGGCCGCAACGCCCACGGCGTCCCCGTCCTCTTCCTCGGCCTGTCCGGTGAGAACGTCACCCGCCTCACCGCCGGCGAACCCATCCTCGTAACCAACCAGGCCATGCAAGAACTCGGCCTCCCCGCGATCAACGTCGTCATTCACTACGGCCGCACCGAGCAGGACATCGCCGACGAACTCACCGCGCACGGCGTCCCCATGCGCGAGGCCGAGTGACCATGACCACCCCGGCCTGCGAGGCGCGCCCGCCGCTCACCCGCACCGCCGGCGACCCGCGCCTCCACCCCCCGTGCGACGCCCCCGCCACCGACCACTACCGCTACACCTGCGCCTGCGGCCACGTCGCCGACCGCTGGACCTGCCCCGCCCACCGCCCCGAGCCCGGCGCCGTCGGGTGCCGCCGCTGCCTCACCGAGGCCGGGCACGAGTGCCCGATGACGTTCACCCGCGCCGGCATCATCCCGCCCGAGGGGGACGCGGGATGATCGAGGTCAACCCCGACGAGGCCGCCGCCCTCATCAGGATCGCGGCCGACGCCGCCGACAGCGAAGCACTGCTGACCGCCCGGCCCGCCGGCGAAACCCCCGCCGCCCACACCCGCCGCCTCGTCGGTGCCGCCGTGCTCCACCTCATCGAGCAAGGGCTGCTCGTCATCCCCGACGACCTCGCACGCCGCCTCGCCCGGCCCATCCCCGCCGACCGGGTATCAGCGAAGCGGATGGAACGCATGGGCTGGACCGACGATGCCGCGCCCGGTGACTAACGCCAGCCGTGCCGCGCTCGCGCTCGCCGCCGTGGCGTTCGCCCTCGCCGTGACCGCGCTCGCCCTCGGCGGCCCGCTCCCGCTCGCCGTGCCCGCGCTCGCCCTCGCCCTCACCGCCGCAGCCCTCGGCCGCTACGCCCTCCGCACCCGGCGCCGACCCTGACCACCACCCCCA